ATTACGAGCAGCCTCTTATTCTAGTGCTGATAAAACTATAGACTTTGAAGACTGTATTTTTAAATCTTTCAACAGAACTAATATTAATTCTGTAAGAAATGAAATTGAAATAAATTACAGATATGACTATGGCACAGAGCAAACTTTACTTTCAGATACATCTTCAGATGCAACTAGTAAAGCAAAATATTCAGCAACATCTAGAGCGCAAAAATTAAAACTTGATGCTGACTGCATTCAGGACACAACCACAGCACAAAATTTAGGAGATTCTTATTTAGATTGGTTTAAGAATAGAAAAAATGTGTTATCGTTTACTATAACAAGACCAAAGTATCTTGATTTAGAAATTGGAGATATAGTGAACTTTACAAACTTTCCTTCTACTATAAAAGCGTATGGTTCTTCCTTGTCATCAAGTGATTACTTTATAATAAACGAATTATCAAAAACACCTAATAGTCTTGAACTAAAATGTACTGAGGTATCCTAATGGCCAAATATTTTATCTATCCAAACGCAAATCTTTATTCAGCAGACCCAGTAGGGGGCGATCAGACTGGTGGTACTAACGACTTTGCTGCTGATGCAACTTCCGCAACCAATGAAACAAGGCTTACTGACGTTTCTATTGCTACCGCAGCAGGGATGCCAGCACAATACGACACCGTACAATTTGATTTGACAGCATCTGGAAATACGATTGATAGTATAGCTGTGCATAGTACGGCAGAAGATGCTGACGATATTGATTGGTATGCTAGTGATAGCGCTACAACCAATGCCTATTCTACCTTTATTACAAGTTCTACTATGGCTACCGTAAACGCTGGGTGGACAGTTAGGACTGGTGTAACGGTTAGCAGTTCTTCGCCAGCTACTCGCTATTACTATATGCGACAAAGTGCTGGCGCTAATAATACACTAACCGAAGTTATCTTAGGTACAAAACTTGACTTAACTAACGTAAAGCTAACAGGCGCTGAAGGTATAAACTACGGCAATGACCTGATGATAAGTCATGGTGGCAATGAGTTCTCTAACCAAAGACATGGTGGTAAGAAATTCTGGAACTTTAGCCTGGGTCATTGTAGCTCTACATATAAAGCAAGCCTAGAAGCAATGCGTGAGGCAGTCGATGGCGCACATTATAAGTTTTTATATTACGATGGATCTGCTTATAATTATGTGCGGATGAGTGGTGATAGCCTACGATTTAAAGAAATTGCATATGGGGTCTACGATACTACCATTAAACTTACAGAGCAGTTAAGTTAACTATAAAAAGAGTTAACGATCATCTCTGATGATTTCTTCTTATCATCCCTAATCCAATCTGCATAAGCATTCTCAGTATCTTTTACATTCGCATGGCCTAGATGCTCTTTGACCGCATAGATATTCCCTGATTCCCTTAATAATATAGTTGCAGAAGTATCTCTCAGGTCGTGAGGTGTGAACATAACACCAGATATCTTACTCGCTACAGTTATTCTACTGCGAATGCGTGTCTGGCTGATAGGTATAGGGTATACATCAGCTTCATCGTGTGTCAGTTTAAAATAATCATTAATCTTTTTCAATAGCTTTTGGTGGTGGTCTTTAAGAAATGGTATCTCAAGCGGTTCATCAAACTCGCGCTTATGCCCTTTGTTCTTTATATAAGCCACTTCACCCTCAACATCTATTTGTTCCCAGGTAAAGTCAGGTCTGCACAGCTCACTTATGCGACATCCAGTTAATATATACAGCTCAATAATATTTTTAGTGATAGGACAGATATCTGGATGGTTAAATATAGAGTCTAATTGATGCTGTTTTAAGGCGTTCTTTTTACTCTTTATAGTCTTAGGTAGCTTAATTGGTTTTGCGCTGATTGTACCCCTAATTTTGCCCTCAGAAACCTGTTCCCTAGCCCAGTTTCCTATGTGATTTAAGCATCGGAGTGCAGTAATGCCAGAGTTCTTCTTATCTGGATTTCCGTAACGCTTATAATAGAACTCATAATCTATTTTGCTAAAGTGTAAATCACTACCTAAATCATCTTCTAGCTTTTTCATTAAAGACGTGTAGCGCTTTACAGTTTTAGTCGCATACTGCTTATACGGTATAGCGTTAACAGTAAATGCTTTAAACACCATACCTATAGTAAGTTCTGGCACAGTAATATTAACAGAATTTATCTTACCGTTAAGCTTACTGTTAATCCTATCTCTTTCCTCTACTAATAAAGCATCATTGTAGATAATATTAGCTTGGACTTTATTATTAATGGTTATAGATCTATAGGGGTTCTTGTATAAATCCCTGTATCCCTCTGGAATATACTTAATTAAGTATTTATTGCTCTCTAATCTGGTAATTGTTGCCATACTAGTTAAATCCTTTCATTATTGCACAATAAAAAGTAATAATACATATTACATTTAAGCAAGATATATTTTTTGTAAAAAAAACCTTTGCATTAAAACAGTAATTGTAATAAAATGTTTAACCAAAAACAGGAATATATTAATGGGAAGACCTAGAATAAATACACCGATTGAACCTCAGACAAAGATTAAAGAGGTTTTAACAAGACCGAATGTGCAGCGATCTTTACTTTGGTTATCTAAGCAAACTAACATTAACCATACGTTGCTACACCAGATTGTCAATGGCAAGCGTAGGCTACAAGAATATCAGGCCGATAAAATTTTTCACACATTACAAAGATTTAACATAGAGGTCACACGCGATGAGGTCTTTATTTGATCTACACTAAATTTAATTATAACTTATAACATGAGGTACTCCACATACCATGAGCCAAGTCAAGTTAATCAAGAATAAGAATTTTAGTAAAAAAGACGTTCTCTCCTACATAGGGTCATTGGGCGCAACCTTTCGTCATACAAAGCCTTCTGACCCTATGTCATCGGATGCTTTCGACATCTACACAGAATCAGAAACACACAAATATCATATTATAACTGAGGTATGTAGAAAGCTCGATACAATGAACATAAAATATGAGGTGATCGATTGAAACATCTATTATGGTATTTAAGAGAGTATTGTATAGAAATCATAATTCTTACAATGCTACTAACAGTTTTAATTAACAATAGGAGTCTAATATGGCCGTAAATAAAAAGACAGGTACAATGAAAAACCCTGTAAAGATGGGCGCGCAAATGATTAAAGGCTTAACGGTCAAGTGGTCGCACTTGGCAAAGCCTGATCTAGAGTATAACTCTGGACATAGCGTTACCGTTGAAATGAATGATGAGCTAAAGAAACTGCATAAAGAAATGCAGGCACAAACTGGAGTTAAGCATATAAATGGCTTAAGTGAATACGAAGGAGTAGAGACTGCAAAGTTTTCTACAAAAGTATATGTGAATGAAGGTGTTGAAAAGTTTCCAAGTATTTTTGATACAAATGGTCAAAAGACAATGGAAATACCTTTTGGTGGTGACGTAGTAAATCTTGTGTTTAAACCTAGAGAATGGGATAAGCCTAAGAAATCAATTAGTTGTTATTTGCAAGAGGTACAGGTCGTAGAGAAGAACGGTGGTGAGTCGGTTACATTTGCAAAAGTACAAGATAAGTCTGATGAGGTCACATTTAGTGAACAAAAAGATGAAGAAGCTCTACCGTTCTAAACTAGACGGTAAGGACAAGTTACATATTCAAAAACTACAACAGAAGTGGGATGAAGAAGTGAATAGTAAAGCAAAAGGTACAGGATATGAGAACGAACTTGTAAAGAAGCTACAGGATGCTGGCTTTAAGAATGTAAAAAGAGCCTGGGGGTCGGATGGGCGCAGTTTTGGGGAAGCGCCTGATGTCGATATCAAAGCAGATGATATTTTAGTGCAAGCTAAAAGACGTAAATCGATCCCTAAATGGCTCTCTTTAGGTAACTGTGATGTGGTGATGTACAGAGAAGATAGAGGTATCACATTTGTTTCTATGACGTTTGACGATTGGATAGAATGTTTGAAAAATGTCCGCTTATAGAAAACAGGATATGTCCGTATGCAGGATACGATAAAGAACAAAGATTACGCTGTGGTTTTGCCACACATCCAAATTTGGTTTCGGACTTAAAGGTATGTGGTCTGAAGCTAAAGAAGGCGAGAAAGAGAAAAAGACGATAGACTGGGTTTGGCAAAAGCTGGTCGACTTTCTCGTCTATACTTTAAAAGAAGTGTGCGATACGATCCTTTCCTTATTACCTCGCACAACACCTTCGAACAATGTGTCGCGCACTTCTAATGATTGTGAACATGAAAAGCTTATTCATCTATGGGATGGTTACGACTATAAAACAGATAGATGGGAGTGTGAGTATTGCGGAATAGACATACCAGAGGAATTTTAATTATATGATGACAAAATGGTTTTTTATATACCTGTACCGTTACTTCAAAAGCGGTCGCAGCGATAAGCAAAAAGAGAACATGGATTGGTTCTTAAGGGTTAACGGAAATAAAACATTATTAAGAATATGGAGATATTTAAATGGCTGATGCAACACTAGAAAAGATAGCAATTACAGAAAAAATGGAAAATGAATATCCTATAATGACAAAAAGATTTAAACAGCTACAGCGAGAGCAGTACGAATTGTTCTGTAAAAAGCAACACGATTACGGTAGCGGTAATATTTCTGTAGGTACGAACCTAGAAACAGCAGAAGAAGTGCATATGTCGCTATCTGGTATATGGTTTCGTATGAATGATAAAATAGAACGAGCAAAAAACCTGATTATGCGGAAGGGTAGTTCTGCCGTTGAAGATGAACCTTTAGAGGATGCGTTCTTAGACTTAAGCAATTATGGTATCATGGCCACACTTGTAAAAGAACAAATCTGGGGGAGATAATGTGGAGAAAATTCAACCCTAAAAAACATAAAAACATTACTGGTATATATGCTTTATACCAAAACCACACATTGGTATACATTGGCTATTCCACAAATGTTTTTACGCGACTAAAAAAACACGAGATAAGCTACGACCTCGCAAAATATAAACAGGTTGATGACCACAATATTGCGAAAGCTCTGGAAGAAAAGCTTATCAAAAGACTTACCCCAAGTTTTAACAAAGATTTTATAAAGCCTGATGTAGAAACAAAGGCATTCTCCTGTCAATTGGAACTTGACGTATGGAAGGCACTAAAGATTAAACACGCGATCAAAGACAAACCTGTTGCGGACATTGTGAATGAGGCATTGCGTGAACAACTAAAAAGGTGGGTAGACATTGGAAACCAAGCTAGTTAACTATTATCAAATTATAAAGATATACAAAAGATTAATTAAGAAAAGAACAGAACAAGGAAAGGATAGTCTGCGACTTAAAAAACGGTTGCTTACTATAATGGTACATGGCAAAGACAAAAGCACACACAGCGTATAAGCTAAAAGACGGCTCAAGGGCAAAAGGTGTTACAACCATTCTAAATAACTTAGGATGGAATAAGAATATACTAGTGGCCTGGGCTAGAAGAACTGCACTAGCAGGAGAAGACCCAGATGCAGTATTAAAAGAGGCAGGCACGATCGGTACATTGGCGCATTATCTATGCGAAAGCCATATTAAAGGTGAAAAGCCTGAGATGTCTGATTATTCTGCGGAGCAAATAGAGAAAGCAGAGAATGCTTTCTTAGGATATCTTGAGTGGGAGAAGATGACGAAGCCAAAGTACGAAGCGATTGAACTTAAGATGGTATCGGAAAAGTATAGAGTAGGTGGTACTGCGGACTTTATAGCCAGGATAAATGGCACATTGGTTTTGGGTGATTTTAAAACTTCGCGCGGAATCTACCCAGAAATGACGGCGCAACTCGCAGCCTATCGGAAGATGTACCTGGAATTACAGCCTAAAGCGAAGATTGAGTCGGCTATGATACTCAAGCTTGATAAGAACTCTGGTGCATTCTCGCATCACTTTGTAGGGAAATCACAGCTTGATTGGGGATGGAGAGTATTTGAGTGCTGTATGGAGCTTGATAAGTTACAGAAAGAGATATAATGAACTGTTGGTTTTGCCAGGGCGATATGATTTGGGGTTCAGATTTTGACTACGAGGACTATGGACTTGAAGGTGAGGGTATAGTTGCGACCTTAACCTGTAGTGAGTGTGGGGCATACGCAGAATATTATTCTAAACCAGAGGATGAGGAAGATGCCAAACAAGGAAAGTAAGAACCGTAAGCGTTTAAAACGTAAAAAGACGTTAGAGATAAAACAATATAAAGCAAAGAAAAGAAGAGAGCGCAAGGAGAGGCGCGATGCTAGAGATATTCCAGCGTAACGTAGAGAGAATTAGAAAAGGTTCCGATGGAGAGTATATTGGGCTATGCCCCTTCCACAACGATACCAAGCCAAGCTTTAGCTTTAATGAGGATGGGATATTCTTCTGTCATTCGTGTGAAGTCAAGGGTAATATAAGGAAATTTGCAGAAATGATAGGTGAAGAAGCTCCAGATTTAGGCCATAAGCCTGTATATAAGCCTAAAAAGGTATGGGAACATCCAAAGCCACTAGATCCACATCGGTGGTTTGATGTCTTGAATCAGGCGGTTGACAATCTACTGTTCAATTACGATGATATTGTTAAGAATTTGCCCTGGGATAAGGGTATTGTTAAGAAATTATTCATAGGCTACGATGATGATACGTTCTTGTTTCCATATTTTAACCATGAAGGGCGCTTGGTCAATATAAAGTGGCATAAAAAGAGACAGATAAAAGGCCATGCTACTACATATATCTATCCGCTATGGCATATGCTCCGAAAATATAGGGGTGACAAGACATTGTATATTGTTGAAGGTGAAAAAGACTGTATTTCTATGATTTCTAGTGGTAAACAGGCGATATCTTTTAGCAATGGAGCCAATTGCACCCCTGCGGATGAGTTATTGGGTATGGTTACGAGTAAATTTAGCGATATTTCGGTTATTTTTGATAAAGATGAGGCAGGAAAGAGGGCGGAAGATAAGATGATAGGACTTTTAAATGGCGAAGGCTAGAAAATCGGATATAGAATTGAAGAATGGGGAAGATTTAACCGATTTTTTACAGCGTAATGGTGAGATTACCGATGAAAAGGTGGTTAAGAACGGTACAAGTGTATTGCAGGGTATGGATATATGGGATGCTCCAAGTCGAGATGTAGAGTGGGCGGTCAAGGATATGATTCCGATGCGTAAAAAGACGGTAGCTGTCGGTGATTTTGAGGCAGGGAAGAGTTATTTATACTTGGGTGCAGCATTGTCTATAGCAGGGGGTAAGACTGGGTATATTGGATTTGAGATACCAAAGATGCGTAAGGTATTGTATGTGGATCTAGAGAATGGTATCGATGAAACAGTTGGTAGGATACGGAAGTTGACTATAGGGCATCAGATTGATAAGTTTAAAGCTGCTGAAAATCTAACGCTTATTACGAAGCCAGGTGATTTTGAAGAGGTATTTCCGCTTATAGAGACCCAGGTCTTGTTGCAAAAGCCAGATGTGATAATTATAGACAACCTCTATCAGCTTTCTGGCGCAAGTAATATATCGGATGCAGATAAGATAAAGCCGTTGTTGACTAAGATAGAGAAATTAAAGGAAAAGAGCGATGCTGCACTTGTCGTTATACATCATTTTAACAAGAATACACAAGACCAGGGGGTTGCTGAAGAGAGAATGGCAGGGTCGAGTGTGCTTAACTGGTGGTATGAGCATTGCTTGATGGTGTGTAAGACGAATCAAGACTTTAGTTTGCTTGCGGTAGGTAAGAGTCGTATGGGTTCTAAGAATCCTGGAGTCTATGGTATAGAGATAAACGATCAACCTCAAGGTGGTGTAGCGGTAGAGTGCGGTGGTCTGGTTTCTAGTGATAAAATCAAGGGTCTTGTTGTACCAGAGCCACGCAAGACGAAGTGGGAACATCACTTAAATAGAATGGCGGATGATTTTGAGACACATGAGTGGTTAAATGTCTGTGGAGATGCCCAGGATGACAAAGTGTCTGACGTTACAGCGCATAGGTGGTTGGGGGAAATGGCTGCGGTTGGGATAGTCAAAAAACTGTCTCATGGTAGGTATAAAAAGACAAAAATGACCTTTTATGAGACAAATTAGGTCTGGGGGGAGGGTATGATAGTTTTGATAGTTTTGATAGTTTCAAGCCTCCAAACTATCAATACTATCAATAATAAACCCCCTTCACCCCCTATTTTCCACCTTTTTAGTAGAATTTTTGGGGAAAACTATCATTCAAACTATCATTACCCTTACCCTGTAGATATAAATATAAGAATACCCTGTGCCAGATAATATAAAAGACCCTTTAAGCAGTATTATAGATAAGTTAGATCTGAAGTTGACTGACCCTTTGTCAGATGATATAAAAGAGTATCTAAGTGATAAATATCATCACAATCAATGCAACTTAGGTAGGCCAGAGCTTGATTATTACTGTATGTTAGCGTATAAAGATGAGAACGATACGCTCTTATGTGGTGCTATCTTGAATTGGTCAAAGCATCTTCAGGTAGAGGGGCTGCGTAAGTGTTTCTTGCTTATGAAGTATGAGCATAAGTTGGCTGAGGCGAATCGTAGGCGCAAGGGTAACTTTACAGGCCCTAAACACAAGAAGCTTAATAGATAGTTACTTTTTTAATTGTTTTTTATCCAATCTTCGCATTCTTTTATTTTTTTAAATAGTGACTTAAAATCTTCCTCGTGCCACTTATCCCACCCCCAAGTTTTTGTATCCACTATCCAATACCCTTCACCAATATATTTAATTAATTCAGCTTGGAATCCATCGTGAGTAATTTGATCCCCTGTTTTATATTTCATTATTTACCCTTTCTTATTAATTATAAAGATACCCTTTGTAAAATAATATAAAGATCGATTGCTCTATTTACGTCTAATTTTCATTTTTACATAGGTAGCTAATGCTGATAATCCACTTATTGTGAATATCATGTGTATTAATCCATGTGGCTCTCCACATAGACCTAGTAAATGTTTTATAGTTTCAATCATTCTACCTCGCCTTCTAGTTTTTCTGCCCACCATTTTGGAATACAATCATCGCAATACATACCATTTTCCCATTCAATCATTGAATAAAGCTGAGGTAAATCGTCATCATCAAACGACCCATCTTTTTTACATATATCGCATTGTAAAACATCTTCCATCACTCCACCTCACTTTCTTTTATTAACTCAACTTGCTTGTTATCATATAGAGTCCAATCCACTCTATCTTCATCACTACCTTTATCCCAGGCGCTTATGCCTTTCATCGCAGCCGAATTCTCGATATAATAAATCCTACCCTTTATAGTAATATATAAAGAACAATTACTACGAATATCGACTTCAATATCCTCATGTTTTATTAATGTCAAAACAACTCCTCTTTCTTGAACCATTTTTCAGATTCTTTTTCATTCTCGAAATACAAAAAACCATCTAAGAGATTTTCAAAGTTTGAAACCCATCCTAATTGAAAGGCATTATTTACTAGCCACTCATCAGATGTATTCTTGTCATCCTCTCCGTAGTCATCCTTCCTTAGTTTTTCTACTAGACCTTCTTCAGTTTTATAAAACTTCATCACTCCACCTCGCTTTCTTTAGGTTCATAAAAACCATCACTATCTAAATATATTTTTATATTTCCCGTACTACCCCCATATTGATTAATCATATGATATTTCTGCGGATAATGTTTTTTATAGCTGATGTGTCCTGTCTTCTTATTCTTTCTTTTAACATAAAGACCTTCAACCTCATATTCTTTTTTAACAATATATTCTTCACCATTCCACTCTTTATCTTGTTTGTATTTCTCAAGACTTTCTTTACACTTTACATGAACTTCAGAATGATCAGTAATTCTATCGTTATCTGTATCTATTCCCATTTTATTTTTTAAATAGCCTTCAATTGCCTCAAGAACATCCCAATTATCTAGTTTTATTTGTAGCATGTTACTTTCTCCTTTTATT